CTAGGGGGCTTTCATCTGATAGCGATGCCATCTCGGATAGCTCCTCTTTGATAATTTTTCTTAATTGATTTTTTGTAATTTTCATTTCTTCTTTTCCTCTTCGAGCATATAACTCATCCAATAAGGCGAATAATTATATCCTGGTCGGATTGAACCTTTTTCTGTTGCTTGCGGTATTTCACCAAGTTCTGTCGAGTCTTCCCCGGTTGGTTCTGTATAATAATCATCTAGCATTTGTTCATAATCTTCGATGTAATCATAACGAGGCTTTTCTTCTTTCAAAAATCTATAAACATTATAAATTGCATAATCAAGAACATTGATTTCCGGGTCTTTTGACTCAGCGATGACACCCTCGATCGAACCATATACATTGCCGCCTCTAACTGAATCATAGGTTACAATTCCCTTTCTTTTCAGGTATTCAAAAAATCTGTCTTGAACATGATAGATCGTTTCGGAGTAATCATCTTTTGCAAAAGTCACAACTTTGTTTTTATCGGGCATAATAACAATATCGATTTCCTTGTGATCGAAAATAAGAATATTGCCATCCAAAGATTTCCGAGCCTTTAATTCGAGCTGAATAAGCTCTTTTTGTTTATGAACTTTTACTGAAATCATCGACTTTCCGTTTCCTTCACTAAATTTTGAATTTTTAGAACCTCTTGAACTAGGTCGTTATTTATAGGACGCTTCGAGAAGCCATCTAAAACTTCTAATACTTTTTTTGTGCCCTCGGTCATCTGGACATCTTGTGCAATTTCTGGCATTTTTAGAGATTTGTGAAGTTTTTCCCTCAATCTGGTAATTTCTTCATTTAGGAATACTTTTAGTTCTAAACCGTTGTCGGTAAAAGATCCGATATAGTGACCCAGGAGTGCTTTTTGTTCGGAAAGCAGTTCGGCGCTGTATTTTTCATTAAACTTCTTGACAAAAGTCTTATAAGTTAGGTTATCTACAGGCTTCATGGGTGGTGGCGCTGACTTTTCAGATGATGTCATGCGGTCAATGATTTGCTTTTCAAGCAAAACACGTTTCTTTGTCTTGGTTCGGTAATCGAAAATCTGATAGACGGTTGCGACGTCTCTGTAGTTTGGAATAAAATTGGAAAAGACACTTGGAGACACAAGTTTGTTGATGGTATCAATAATCTCCGTCTGTTCAGTAAATAATTCCCTCTCGTCAATCGCCTTCTTTCTCATTCTAGCTTCAAAGACAAGTTTTTCGGCGGTTTGACGGTCCATTTCTCTTGTTTCTAAAATTGCCTTATAAAGATCCAGATCTCTTGCTAAAACAGAGGTCCCTTTAAAGTTTTCTCTTACTAGCTTAACAATAAGTTTCTTCTTCTTATCGTCTTTTATGACAATGGCTTTTGTTAATTCTCTTATTAGCGCTTCAAAAATAAAAGCCGTATTACGCTTTTTGTTGTGTTTCATTTTCATCTAACTGAATCTCCGAATTTTCTAATTCCGTAATTAAATCACGGACTTGTGATTTGGCCTCAAACAACAGGGACTCTTCCTTACCATAAGTAGGCTCGCTAACTTCATAAATACCACGAGAAAGGCCCATCATATCGGACATTCCTGGTGTTATATCTTTTGGCTTTGGAATTGCCATGGCAGAGTAATTGTGTTGACGACCAGAACGACTATCTCCGCCGCGATGTTTCTTGGAAACATAAGTTTTTCCTTTTGCTCGTTTAGAGCGGGATTTCTCGGTGTGTTTTCTGTCGCGGTCGTCTCTTTTCGCTGGGGCAGCTAGAAGTGGACCTTCGTCTCCGCCTGAATCGTCTCCCCCTCCAAGATCTCCAAGATCATCATCTCCGCCTAGGTCGCCAAGATCATCATCTCCGCCTAGATCGCCAAGATCATCATCCCCGAGGTCACCCCCGAGGTCACCCATTCCTCCGCTGGCCTCTTCGCCTGCTGCTTCTGCTGCGGCGTTAAGTTCTGCTTCGAATTTCCTATCGTGGAACATTTCTCTCTGATTTCTGACAAATTCTTCTTCCGAAAGGTTGAAAAGGTTCTGAGCAATCCAGCGCCGGCTGAAGAAATTCTCTGTGGCGCCGCCTGCGATGTCAAACTTGATTTTCCAATGCTCTAGTTCTTGCATTTCGGCGATTTTGGACGGGTTGTTTAATTTAAGCTTAAAACTAACAAGATCATCCCCACGGAAACCAAGGGTATATAAGTGAACAATCCCGATTTTTTCAAGTTCGGTAATAACAGCGCGTTGGAGACGCTGGATTGTGCGAGCAAATCTGACATCCTTCTGTGCAAGGGTTGTCTTATCTTCATTTGCTTCCGAATCACTTGACAGATATGCTGTTGGTATTTTTAGGGCTGCAAACATCTTATCGCGGAGATATTTAACGTCGTCAATGTCTCCCGTGAACTGTCCGCCCTGCAATGTTTCGATTTTTGATGATTCTCCTCCGCGTACTGGAATAAAATAGTCCTCTTCAACTGAAAGTGGGTTATAACGCAAGTCAACACGCCCTGTATCGGCGTTAACAACTTGATTCCTTTTCATAGAAGTGATTGTCTTCTGAACGAAGGTCTCGACATCATTCGGGGCGATGTTTCCAACGTCAATATAGAACACTCGGCGTTCCGCAGAGCGTACAATGCGGTAAGCCATCATGGCATCTTCCATTAAGACAAGTTGGCGCCAGATTCGGCGACCAGATTCGAGAACGGATGTCCCATATGGGGCATATTTATCGTTACCGAGTACTCTAAAGTGCGCCACTTGCCAGTTTTCAAAGGTCATTCCACCGGAATTCCACTGATATTGGACGTAATTCGGGTTAGAGGGGTCTTCTCCTTCAAGCCTTTCAACCTCTTTGAGGGGAAGGGGGATGATAGATTTGACCCCAAGCCTTTCGTCGAGGTCCATATAGAGGATAAAGTCTCCAAATTTACACATTGATCGGCACCAGCCAAAAAGGTTGTGTTCTAGGTTTAAAACGTTTGTATAAAGGGACTGGAGGATTGCTTTGATTTCTTCGTTTGGACAATCAATGGTCAACATAGGGGTCAAGGCTGTATGTGTTGTCATTTCATCAGCATAGATGTCCATTGCAGAGGCAATTTCTGGCATATACTCCATTTGTTCGTAATCAACATAGCGCTCTGCGCGGTTTTGTTGCGCCATGATCTTCGAATGCATAATGTCAAAAGGGCTATACTCAGATCTCTTGAATTGTTGGCCCGATGCTGATCTAAAGTCACTCGAATATTTATCCAATGCTGTTCTGCGAATCTTTCGATTCATCTGGGTGCGCCAGTTTACAATAGGGCCAGAAAACAGTCTTGTTAGTCTTCTAAATAATTCCGATTGCGGGTTATTCGGGTTTTTCTTATTATCAGCCATTCTTTATCCTTTTATTAACCATGAATATTGTTTATATTCTTCTTTTGCTTTGAACATTTTTTCGTCCAAACTTTCTTTTCTGTTATATCCTTCCATCCCTGGAATTGTTGTGTTTATTTTTGTGTTGACAGTAACCATTGAGTTTAAACATGCTTTTTTAAATTCTATATCCCTCTTGTTTACTGTCAGTGCAGTGTCCCTCACCCAACATGCTATTGCCAATGACATTGTTAAATCATCATTATATCCCCTCATTGCTTGAGGCTTGCCGTTATACCAGATAAAAGTACGCAATTCGTTAGAAAAGCGAACTGAATATACTTTAATTAGTTTGTTTCTAACGAATTCTTCCAATTTTGCTACAATTAAAGGCCTTGTCTTTAGAGAAGTGGTGAATCCAGGCACAGCGTTGTTCATTCTCTCGCCCTGGTGGCTCTCT